CAGATTTTTTAGTGCCTTCTAATTCTTTTTCTTTTTTAGAAACTTCATCATTAACAGTGACACCTGGAGGATTTAATTCTACGTCAGAATAAAATCCAGCCACTTGTTGTTTTCTTAAATCGTTCTCTGACATTTTAAGAACATGAATGATAGCCTCTGCTTCTTGTAAACTGTTTGCTGTATATGGCACAATTAGATCATCTGCGGGCACAAATTTAGATACAGCTCTGCCTAATAAATCATCGTAGTAAACTTTTTTAAATGTAGATCCTGCAAGAGGTAAGTGAAACAACATAGAATCAAACTCTGGTTCGTATTCTTTCATCTGATCCATGATTAAATAATTCATGAAGTCTTTTACTCTGTGTGCTTGTTGATCTTTTGCTGGTGTTTTAACTCCAAGCACTTGTGTTCTTACTGGACCGTCACTTGGTAATAACTCTTTGTATGCTGTAGCTTGAAAC